ATGCCATTAACTGACACAAAAATCCGAAATGCTAAACCTCATGAGAAGCCTTACTCGCTTCAGGATGGTCAGGGCCTCTATCTTGATGTCAGGCCTACCGGTGCCAAGATATGGCGATACCGGTTCTGGCTGTCACCAAAAAAAGACGGGCGCTATACGATAGGCGAGTACCCTGGCGTCTCCCTGGCTGATGCCAGAAGAGAAAGAGAGTGGGCAAGAGAACAGGTTAGGCAGGGCAAAAATCCAACCATCGTCAAAGACACTGAAAAGCTGATGGTTATGGGTGATGCAGAGAACACCTTCAAATCAATCGCTGAAGAATGGTATGAGCGAAAGTGCCAGACCTGGGCAGAGAAAACTCAGATAGTTAATCGTGGATTCCTGGATAAGCACATCCTGCCCGCAATAGGGAAGATACCAGTAAAGGACGTTAAAGCGGCGCACATACTTGCATTGATGCGTAAGTTAGAGAAGGCAGGGAATGCTTATTCCGCAGGAAAAGTGAGACAGATATGTTCGGCCGTTTTTTGCTACGCCGTCGCTACACTGAGAGCTGAAGTCGATCCATCGTATGCCCTTCGCGGCGCGGTGATGCAAAAGCCTACCACACACGCTAGACCGACAACTACAGAAGAGCTTCGTCAGCTATTTGTCTCGCTAAGAAATTACAAAAGCCCGGTCATGGTTATCTGCATAAAAATGCTGGTTATGACATTCGTGCGTCAACAGGAGCTTAGGTTTGCCAGGTGGGATGATATCAGCTTAGAAAAAGCCGAATGGATAATCCCAAAAGAAGTGATGAAGAAACGCCGCGAACACCGCGTTCCGTTGTGCGACCATGTTATCGCATTGCTGGAAGAACTTAAACCACTGACAGGTGATAAAGAATATCTCTTCCCCAGCCCATCAAAGCCGGGCCAACCAATTGCCAAAACCACCATTAATCGCGCTATCGAGTATCAGGGGTTTGCAAGCGGTGAGATAACCGGGCATGACTTCCGCGCCACGGCATCCACCGCTTTGTATGAGCAAGGCTTCAGGCCAGAAGTGATAGAAGCACAACTGGCTCATCAGCAAAAGAATAGGGTAGCTGCCGCGTACAATCATGCGGAGTATATGAAAGAAAGAAGGGAAATGATGGATTGGTGGGGAGGTGTTATTGCTGGCCTGATCGAGGACAAGAAGTGATTTTATCCTTTATCCACGCATCGACTTCACTGGAAGGCCATCGGACGCTCCTTCCAATCTTAACAGGACGTGGAAATTTACCATCTCGCATCCATTCATAAATGGTAGGCTTCTTGTAGCCGGTTGCCGCACACACATCGGTGATCGGCATGAGTCTATCGCTCATTGTTATATCCATTCGATTATCTCCAGGCGTAAAAAATCCGCCATCAGGCGGCATGTTCGATTCGGATGTGGGGGATTTTACCGGCTGCTATTTCGTCATAAAGGTACCCAGCAAGCTCACCAACCAGTTGAGGTTTAAGCTTCTTTAGTGCTGCTATAGCTTCATCGCGCTTCCTGTCAGCTTCTGAGCGGATGGGGCGGAACATCCAATTATTCCCTTGAAACTCTTCCGTAAAATTTCCAATCTCAACAAGACGCATTCCATTATTTTCGCTGGTCGCCTTATACGAACACCATGAGCGACCACCATCGACAGACACTTCAGCCTTCACGCCAACCGGCGGCAAACCTTCGCCATCCCATACCGGCTGTTGTGCAGCGGCGAGTGCGGCTTCGTACTGTTTGCGGGTAACTCTGGCTTCTCGCCACGCATCAACCTTTTCAAACTTTTCACTATCAAACAAAAATGGCTCAGACGCTTCTGAGCAATTGAAAAGCTTACCGTGGTAATTCTGCTCTATCACATAAACACCCTCAGGCCACCCGCCACGTTTCGGCAACTCCTGAACAAGTAAATCAATCAGCTTCATATCTTTGCTCCAATAAAAAACCCGCCGAAGCGGGTCATGGTGTTAACTCAAATTCATCATCCCAAGGCGGGAATGTGCTCATCCGTCCATGCGACATGATGTATTCCGACGCCGCAGCCATAGAGCATGGCTTCTCGAACTCAAGCATAAACACATCATCGTATGCTTTCCCTAGCCACCACCCGCCGCCGTATTCGAGCGCACGCTGAATGAGCACCCACCGACCGGGAGTTATGCGGTGATGTATCTCGCCCCTGTAAATAATCAGATAGTCCGAGTCCTTGCTCATGACGCCCCCAAAATAACTGTATTTATATACAGTAAATTGAGGTGGGCGGGCTGTCAATTATTGGTGGGAGCTTCCGGTAGCGGCATCCAGTGGGTAACCTGCTTGAGGTGAAGGTCATTGCCGTCGCCGTCGTCCCACGATGGTTTACCGTCTTCGAACCAATCCGCATAAATGCCGACTTGCGTATTTGGCAGGCTTGGCAGGTAATACGCCCCGCTAAAGTCAGCCGCTAAAACGTATTCGCGTTCTGGCATCCGCTCACTGCACGCTATCCAACCCTCCGGCAACTTGTAATGCTGGCTTACAGGTTCAGGCACAACCGGCGCGGGCGCTGGCTGCGCCTCCCTTGTCACAATCGGCGCGGGCGGGTAGTTCGCCAGCATCCAGGCGATCACGTAATCGGCTTTAAACCTTTCAACCGGAAACCCTTCATTTAAGTCTCGGAAGTGGTAAATGACTTTATGCAGGTCAGGAACGCCAACCGGCTCCGCCCGCTCCCGCAGCGCCAGCCAGTCCAGCGCTATACGCGCCAGCTCCCGCTCTTCTGCCACAGTAGGCTCCGGGCCATTGCCCAGGAAAATTTCTTGCGCGCGCTCTTTGCTTATTTCGCTCACGCTTCACCCCCTGTCTCAAGATTGATGCCGACCGCTTTCAGTTTTGCTGTGTTCATGCGGCACCGCCTTGACGCAGCCAGCGGTTGAGGTATTTGTTGTTATTCACAGAACCGAAGCTGTTGCGTTTCATCAATTCTTCGCGGCTCGGCATCGGCTGAGATTGACGCGAGCGGCCAGCTCGCTTTGTGTGATAAGCGGGTCATGTGTAATCATGGATTTTTCCTCGCGCCGTCCGTGGCGCACGATTAAACGCGACGCAGGCTGATGTGCTCGCGCTTTGCCATCTGGCGGATAGATTCGTATGAGCGGTTTAACTTGCGGGCGATGACTTTAGGGTGGACGGTGCCAGCCAGGGATTTGATGAGGCTTAGCTCTTTGGTGGTCCGGTTGCGGCCAAGAGTCTGCTGATTGCCACGGCGTTTTTTGAATGGCTCGCTCATGGCGGCTACCTGATTAACAGCGATGGCTTGCCGGTCTTCAGAGTCGCGCCAGGAACGTCCTTTCCGCCCTCAAGCAGGTGCTTGATAGCCAGCTTATCCGGCTTTATCACCGTGTCGTATTCGACGTATTCAGGCGGTAGAAGGGCGCTGTCGGTTATCTCTACTGAACGACAAGGCGCGCGGACTGTTACCTGGTGAATACCGGCGCGGATCGACTTCTTACCGGCAGTTTCGAGTGATGTGGCGATGTAGGCGCGGATATTTGCGACCTTGTTTTCAATACTCACCGCGCGCTCGGTCAGGTTCTTTGCCTCATCCCTGAGGCGCTCCGCATATGTCGATTCGTTTTTGCAGATGGCAAGCAGTTGCTCGATTTTATCGGCAAGCTCACCCTCAATCCCTTCGAGTGTGTCCGCCATCGTTTCCGGGTCGATATCGGCATCCATCAGCCTGGCGTAGTCGCTGGCAACCTCATACAGTTTGCTCATTGGCCGCCTCCAGTTTAAGTTTGCATTCTGCGTAGACTGCCTGGACGTTTTGCTGCAATTTCATGCCTGATGTCAGCTTGTACGCCTCTGCAAATTTCCGTTTCAGGTCGTCCATAGTTTCGGACTGGGCCATTTCATCGCAAAGGTCACTGGCTTTATCAATGACCTCCTGCTGGCGCTTGCGCTCGTCTTCCCTGATTTGATCTTCGGAGTGGTAGGCCATTACCGGCTCCTGATGCATCCCTTCATCATCGTTAAGCAGATGAATAGCGTTATCCAGACGCTGCGCTTTAGGCCAGTATTTGCTGGCTCGCTTAACGATGGTCTTCCGGGCCATCTCTTCCCAGAAGTTTTTCCAGGGCCCGTTCTTGGCCTTGCTGGTAGCTTCTACGGCCTTGATTTCCGCCAGGCTCATTTCTTCCGTGAGGTAATCACCATCAGGCGTTTTTACGGTGCAGTAACCACCTACCACCTCGCCGCGGTCGCCAAACGCGTTGTATTTGTGCGTTGGCGCTTTATCCAGTCCATTGGATTCGTAGGTGTCGTTTGCGCATACAAGTTTGCACTGACCCCATTTAATTGACCCTGAAGACTGAGCCAGATGAAGCAGACCCATATAGCTGATGTCGAGGCACACCATGCCGTCACGCGGCACCAGGTAAGCCAGCTTGCTCGCTGGGTTCAGCGTGATGCCGATGGCCGCAACGTTGATGATGGCGTTCTGCGCGCTGGTAGGGTTGTTGATTGCCGTCTTCGCGAGGAAGTCGTTTTTCTGAAATAACTGGATGGCAAACTGGCTTTCCTTAGCCCATGTGACCGTCTGGTCGGTCATAGCGCCACAAAACAGCGGCTCCTGCTGCTTAACGAAACTGACGATATCGAATGACATTACGCCGCCTCCCTGTGTGAATGTCGCGCTTTGAAGATGCCGATTGCATACTCGGCGGTGACGCGCTCGGTCAACGCATCAATCCACCAACCTTCAGACGCGTCCTGAAACGCGATGCTGTGGCCTTCGAGGTAGTTGATGGCGTCAGTTGTATGCTCATCTGCATCCGTCGCCGCCAGAGCCGAAATAAACGGGTTGGCTTTCTTAGCCAGACGCTCAACTTCATCGCTGATGCGTTCGTTATCCGTCGCGTCCAGCGCGGCGATAATTTGCTCAATTTCTTTGACGTCGTTCAGGGTCAGCCTCATTGCTTCTGCTCCTGTGGTTTCGGTTACTGTTTCATCAAATCTTTCATGAGGCGGGAAAACTGCTCATCCGTCATGTCGCGAGGGTTAATAGTCTTCATTGCGGCCTCCGGTACCATGGCATGCTCACTGCCTGCTTCATCTGCTGATTGGCCTGTAACCACATCCCGGCGTCACCGAGGAATCGGGCGATGACCGCTTTGCTCTGCGCGGCCATAAGGGCCTGATGGTTTACTGTTTGATTGCCGTACATGTCAGCTCCTTAAGCGTTTTGCAGATACCGCGCATGCGGCGGGTGATGAGGTCGAGTAGCGATTCAGAGCAGCCCACAACAGGCCACCCTGCAAAAGCGAACTGTTGCATGGTGTTATCCTTGGTTAATTGGCATAGCGAAAACGCCTCGAATGAAGCGCTGTTGATATGCAGGCGAAAAAAAGCCCTCCGGAGAGGGCGAACAGACAACAAGGGTTATTTCTCCATTTAACCAGGACAGTTATCTTCTCTCCTGTCTTGGTTATGATGCGGATTGCATCAGATAACCGACTCCATGAATCGGCTATCGGCTGCTAGATTTCTTCAAAGCCCCAATCCATGCGCTCCCATGCAATTTCCTTCATAACCTCATTCTTTCCTTCATCATCCATTTTCTCCCACTCTTCATCGCTAATCCCTAAGTCATCCTCAAGGTCGACAACTTGCTCATATTTCGAATGGATGTTTGCACCGGAATCCAGCCAAACTTTAAATTTACGTCCCATTTAATTCTCCTATTCAGATGTCGGCTATCGGCTGCTATTCAGCGGGCGGGGCAGGAAGAGGCATCCAGTGGGTAACTGGAAGTTCGTAATCTAGGTCGCACCAAGACCCACCATCCCAGAATGAAACTGCATGATGAAACCAAGTCCCTGTTACAAGCACGCTGACCATAGCCTCCGGCATCCGATCGCTACATTTAATCCACTCCATTCACTCCTCCTCGCCGATGGCTTTAGCTATTGCTGCGCGGGCCAGCGCAACGTCTTCTTTGTGAAGCTGACAATTGCCGTCTTCGTGATAGAGGAGGATCAACTGGAGGACATCGAGAAGTTCAGGTGCCGCAGCTATCAGACGGGCGTTAGCTTCCTTTTCAGAAAGGGAGAGTGTTACCAACTCACCCTGGACAAAGGTTTTCCCATTGAAGCATCCAGCAACCTGCCATCCATCGTCGTTATCACAGACAACACCACTTCCGTTTGCAGACCCTTGCTGTGTGAACACATCCGTTGCGTTCATTACTTCCCACGGCCCCGGCGTACCTTTGAATTTCATATCTCACCTCAGATAAGTGGCTTGCTGCCAAAAGAAAGGCCGCTTATTCTGCGACCTCATCTGCGTATTCTTTGCTGGTTAACCAGCCCGGTCTTTCACCCTTGCCAAGATAGAAATCAATAATATCCAGCAAGCGTGGGTAAAACTTCAGGGCCTTACGACCATCCATTCCAGCAATTTCATGCTTGCTGTATTTACGCCATTCCTCTGCGGTGTGGTTCTGGCACCCAGCTCGCACATATTCACCGTTTGTGATGCTGATGAAGTACTTCTCACCTATGATTACGTATGTGAGATCAGGCAGGTTGGCATCGCACAGGTCGGCATCGCGCAGGTCGGCACCGCGCAGGTCGGCACCGCACAGGTTGGCACCGCACAGGTCGGCACCGCACAGGTCGGCACCGCACAGGTTGGCATCGCGCAGGTCGGCACCGCGCAGGTCGGCACCGCACAGGTTGGCACCGCACAGGTCGGCACCGCACAGGTTGGCATCGCACAGGTCGGCACCGCGCAGGTTGGCATCGCACAGGTCGGCACCGCGCAGGTCGGCACCGCACAGGTTGGCACCGCACAGGTTGGCTTTAGATCCGTTTTCACCAAACGAAGTCACCCACACTTTGTGCTCATCCAGAATTTTTGATAATTCAGCAGAGTTCATTTTGTTAATCCTTTTGATAGTCGTAATAAGCAGGAATCGATTTACCGCGCATTTTCTGGTGCGCGTTAATCAAGTGGGTAGGGTGGTTAACCGGCTTCTTGTATGCCGGGTTACGCTTGCGTTCGGTTACTTCCGGCTTCTTGTCGCGGAGAGCTACGAGCGAAGTGGCTCGGTCCGCTCTGACGCAACCAGAGAGCTTCTGTTCGATTCGGCGAGCAAGAGAAGCGTCTTGCTGCGCCTGTTCAATCTTGGCGGCCCGGCGCGCTTTATAGCGGCTCTTGGCAGTGCCTTTTGCTTCTTTCCAGATGATGGTTGCCATACTGACCTCCGGTTAAGTGGTTTAGGTACATGGCGCGCCAGATGCTTATCTTCTGGTTGCTTCTGCGAGCTGCAATTCGCGCCATCTCCAAAACCACCTGGGTTCTGGTCTCAACGGTTAGGTTGAGAGTTCATCGATGTTAAAGAGCGATGCCAATCTGTTCCGTTTGGCTACCAGCGTCCTGCTGATGGGGTAAATATAAAACCATGGTTGTATTAATGTCAACAACCAAGGTTGTAATATTTGAATTTTGGTTGTTTTGTGGTTGTTTTATAAGGAAATAAATTTTGTTTTTGTGTGAAAAAGAACTCTTGCGAGCCATTAAGGGGGAAGAAAGGGGAGGTTAACCGACTTTTGAGGCGCTAAACGTTGGGGTGATAGTGGGGATGGGGATGAGGGATATGCTGCGGGCAATAAAAAACCCGGCGCGGCGGCCGGGTTATTTTTTGGATGCTTCGTCTTTTGCTTTCTGTGACGCCTGCTCAATCTGAATGTTTGTCAGGTTTTTATTTATATCATCAAGTTTATCTGCCACACGGTTAAAGCCCTGCGTCATGTCTCCGCGAAGTGCCGCGCTGTCATCAGATGCAGATTTTCTATCGGCAGCCATCTGAGCCCTTATCTCGGCCATCTGAGTGTCTATCCTGCTTTGTGTTAGCTGGAAAAAACCAAAAACAGCGCCAATGATAATAACCAGTAAGGGCCAGCTGATTTTGAGGGCGTGCAAAAGCTCATGCCCGTATGATTTATCTGTCATAAGCTCCTCCTCAATCTCAATGGTTACGGCCTCGGCAACGAACATAACGCTACCGTCTTGGTTTTCTATTTTACCACCCTTTAATCTGACTGGTGAGGTCTTTTTAGTCGGCGCTGTATCTGCCCATGCGAAATCATCATATGACGGGTTGATCATAGTTTTCCTGATTCCTGAAGTTTTTTAACAACCGCTCCGCAGTTAAAAAACATCGTATACGCACAGTTGCTACAAATCAGGGAATAATGCCAAATGCCCTTGCCTTTAAGGTTAGGGATAGGAAGAGTCAATATCATGGGCTTGCTTTTGTCTTCATGCGAGGCTGGAACATCCCAATTTCCACTACCACAGACAGGGCATTTAACCTTGTCTGATGTGGCGCTAAGCAGTCGAAAGTAAGTGGCGAAATCGTCAATTGTTACTTTAGCCGCAAGCGAAGGCATTGTTGCATTCTTGGATTCTTCCCGCTGCTCAGTCATATCCTGCTCCATATTTTATCTCACCCAAACGTCTCTTCAGGCCACTGCTATAGCTTGTTGTAAGCTATTGACTCATGGATAAGAGCTTTACCCATGATATAGAGCTGGTCCTGATTCTCTTCTGTCACGTACCAATCCTTATATGCTGGGTTGTCTGAGAGTACTACCAATTGAAGACCCTGCATCTGTAGACGTTTGACGTGAAAGTGTTGACCGAACACAAATGCATAGACGCCATCTACCTTGAAGTGCCTCACAGAAACATCAAAGAAGAGACGATCTCCAGACTTAATGGTTGGGCACATGCTGTCACCGTCTACTGTCATCACCTTGATGTCGCTTGGGGCCCGATTGCCAAAAAGCGATCTCGCGTGCTCTGTCGTAAACTCAATAGCATGAAGAACTTCCACATATTCAGAAAGCATAAACGAGCCCGGCCCGGCACTAACAGTCAGGTCTAAAACGTCAACCCTGAATACATCGTGCGCCAAATTTTCCATCCCTTTCACTGTGAACCGACTCCCTTCACTGCACATAGGGCCACTACCGTCAGATAACCATTCTGGCCTTACACCGAGAATACTGGCTATTTCTACAATCTTTTTTGAGCTTTTAGCCTTCCCAGACGTCAGTTTCTGAATTGCAGCCTGCGACACCCCAACCTTTTCGGCTAGAGACACTTGGTTAATTTTTGCTTTCTCCATGGAAAGCTTCAATCGCTGAGAAAGAGTCATGTTCATCCATTAAAAATACAACCACAGTTGTCGATAGGCAAACAACCAAAAACTTGCATGATAACAACCAAGGTTGTATATTGGTTTTAAGAAAACTGGAGGTGGTTTTATGAATCAAGTTATCAAAACCGCCATTGCCATCGTAGGAACGCAAAAAGAGCTCGCTAAGGCCTGTGGCGTTAGTCAAGCAGCTGTTCAGAAATGGCTTTATGGCAAGGCAAAAGTATCGCCACAAAATGTTGCCTCGGTTGTAAAGGCTACGGGAGGTAAGGTGCAAGGGCATGAAATACGCCCAGATCTTCCGGGTCTTTTCCCTAAACCGAATCAGGCAGCATAAGCAGTACCCGCTCTTTAACAGTTCTGGCCGCTCACCTCTAACCGGGTAAGCAAAAACCAAGTGGCGGACCCCACGGTCTGCGCACGTATCTATCTAAACCACAAAGGAAGAATACCGAATGGAACACGCAAATAAACGCAACGAGGCGTTACGCATTGAGAGCGCCTTGCTTAACAAGATCGCAATGATTGGCACAGAGAAAACAGCCGCAGCTGTCGGTGTCGATAAGGCGCAAATCAGTCGGTGGAAACGCGACTGGATACCGAAGTTCTCGATGTTACTTGCAGTGCTGGAATGGGGTGTCGTGGATGACGAGATGGCCCGCCTTGCTGAGCAGGTAGCGAAGATACTCAAAAATGAAAAGCCCCAAACGAGCGGCAACTCGTTTAGGGCCTGAGCAACTGTGTTACGCCAACACAATCAACAGGAGACATTTTAATGCGAAAACGCAGGAAGTACCAGGAAAAAGAAGAGATTCGGCACCCTGAATCACCTGACGGGTTGGTTGTAGCGGCAGCCAATAACAGATCGTTCGCTGAACGGTTCATTGGTGTTTATCGACTGGCTAAGGCAGGAGTGAAGAATGGGCGTCGTTAAATTAGCAGACTACCGGCAGCAAGAACGCCGCGTAAACCAGCAGGAGGCAGCCGGTATGGGGTTTGTCTCTATACACCGCCAGTTTATGGATAGCCGACTCTACAAGGACTCTCAGGCCGTGCATCTTTGGGTGCATCTCATCCTCAAGGCAAATCACGAGGATGCTGTCGTAAACACCGATGTTGGACCGGTTAACGTTGAGCGTGGGCAGATGATTACAGGTCGCCCGACACTGGTCAGCGAAACGTTCATTCCCGATAACAAAGTAAAAAGCCTCCTGCGAAGTTTTGAGGCTAAAGGGATGATTACCGTCACGTCGATGCAGAAGAAATTCAGCCTCATCACCATCGTAAAATATGACGATTTTCAGGCTCAAAATTGTCCAACGAATGTCCAAGACTTGTCCAACGCAAACACCAGTAAAAATGCGGCTCTCAGAGCTGTTTGTCCAAGCGATGTCCAACGTTTGTCCATAAACAATAATATAAATAATAACTCATTACCTAAAGGTAATGAGTATGTCGCAAACGAGCCTGAAGAACAGAATCAAAAGCCCGTCGTGCAGAAGCCAAAAATTTCCTGCGAAGAAGTCTGGCAATGCCTGAAAGATGAATTGCCAGAAGCCAGGGGGTGGAGATGCCTCACTGATGAGCGTCGTAACCTCATCCGCACCTTCTGGGGCAAGGCGAACAAGATCGCCCGCAATCTGGATGGCAAGCCTCTCGACATGGAAGGCTTCAGGGGATACCTGAAATACATCAGCGAAAACTGCCGCTGGATGCTGGAAGACCGGCCTGACCAGAAGACCGGCAGGACGTGGCGCCGCATGAAGTTTGACAGCTTCCTGAACTCTAAGCTCTACATCGAAGTTCGTGAGGGTGATCGCGATGACCGATGACATCAAAACCCCGCCATGTAACTACGAGGCTGAACAGGCCGTTCTCGGCTCAGTGATGGTCGCCCCGGATAGCGACAACGTCCAGAAGGTGCTCGGCTTCCTGAATGCTGACATGTTCTACAGCAGGCAGCACGGCAGAATATTCGCAGCGTTGCAGGGGCTGAACGCCAAAGGCAAAGCGCTGGATATGCTGACGCTTTCAGACGCTCTGGAAATGCAGGGAGAGCTTGAACAGGTAGGCGGCTTTGCTTATCTGGCAGACATTTCCCGCAACACGCCAAGCGCCGCTAACGTCATGCACTACGCCAATGTCGTGAAGGATAAATCGACAGAGCGCATGGCAATCGAGCAGGCTACGCAGATGCTTGAGGTGCTCTACTCGCGCTCAGGGATGACGACCGCCCAGAAGCTGGAAGCGGTGCAGGCGCTGGCGATGAAGGTCGATGACAAAGCAAAAACCGGAAATCATCGTGGCCTGATGACGTTCAGGGATGCATTCAACAAATGGACTTATCAGGTCGGTGAGCGACTGGAAGGCAACCCGTCATCGGTAGGCCTGACGTCCGGGATTGAAGCGCTGGACGATATGCTGGAGCCCAAACGAATCGTGCGCGGATCCCTTTTCGTTGTCGGCGCGCGGCCAAAGATGGGCAAAACCACGGTATACCAGAAAATGGCTATCCACTGCGCGCTGGTAGAAAACCTGCCAACCCTCGCATTCAGCCTCGAAATGCCTACCGAGCAACTGGTAGAGCGCATCATCTCGCAGCACTCCCGCGTGAAGTCTGATGTGTTTTACCAGAACGGCTACAACGAAAACCAGTTCGCCCAGGCGCTCGCAATGGGTACGCAGATTGCCGACAGCAACAACCTGTACATCGACGATACGCCGGGCCTGTCTCTGGCTCACATCGTCTCCGAGTCGCGCCGCATCAAGCGTGAGCGCGGCGAGGTGGGGATGGTTCTTGTCGACTACCTGACGCTCATGGCAGCCGAGAAGGCTGATACCGAGGCGCAGGCTTACGGCATCATCACCAAAGGTCTCAAGGTACTGGCTAAAGAGCTTAACTGCGTTGTCGTGCTTCTGGCTCAGCTTAACCGCGGCTCAGAAGCTCGCGCCAATAAGCGCCCGCTGCCGAGCGACTCACGCTCTACCGGTCAGATTGAGCAGGACTGTGACTACTGGCTCGGTATCTATCGTGAGAATGAGGATGATGAAACTGTTAACCCTGCCGAGACAGAGCTTTTGTTAAGGTTGAACCGGCACGGGAATACGGGAACCGTATACGTTGAACAACGTAATGGCATTCTTTACGACATCGACCAGCAAGAGGCGCGTTTCCGCAAAGAAGAGAGAGAGCGCAAACCGAACAAAAAAGGGGGGTTTTAATGGATATTGATGCTTATATGCGACATCAGAAAGCGATGGATGAGAAGGTCTACATCGAAGATGGTTTTGTAATTTTTAAGCTGGAAGAAACGGAATATGAGATACCGCTTTCCCGCCTATCCAGTCAGCAAAGACTGCTCGGATGGATATTTCATCTGACTGAAAAATCATGGGTTGATATCGAAATCCTCCGGCACTTCATGAAGATCGTGTCTGAGCACTTTGATTACCCGCTGTATGAATGATTAGTGATTACCAGACAAAAAAACGGGGCCGAATATTCGGCCTTTTTTATTTTCTGAAACATCATCACAAGGATCAACCATGAGCAAGGCAACCACAACGGCGGCGCTTCAGAGCGCAGCGCTGAAGGAGTTCTCTGCCCGTAATCAGCGTTACTGGTCAGCATCAAGTCTGCCGACGCGCGAGAAGGTAAAGCACCGGAAGCCGCTTAAGGCATACCGCCGCGACCGGGTTATGAGCGCAATCCTGCGCCGCGATATCAACCGCAAGTGGAAGTCGCCCGCAACGAAATCATCGCCAGCATTGAAAGGAAGAAATCATGAGCACTATTAGCAATGAGCGTTTAGAAAAGCTGTCCGAATACGACTGCGCGGACAGGTATGAGGTTATGTCGATGGCGACCGAGCTCCTGGCGCTGCGCAAAGAGCGGGAGAAGGAAGAATCAGCCGTTTGCCCAAAATGCGGCAACACTGGATTAGCCGATAGCGGCGGGGTGCAGCCATGGGGAGAGCCAATTCTCATTGAGTGTGATTGCACAGCACCGCCCGCGCCTAGTATTGCTGATGACTCTCTGCCGTATGACCCACAGATTGCTGAATATGAGCAAATGATGGAAGAAGAGCAGGCTCAAGCCGACACTGCATCGCAGCAGTTCGAATCGCTGGCAGGTAAGGCTGTTGTACCGGAGGGATGGAAACTGGTGCCGGTTGAGCTAACGAAGGAAATGCGCGGAAAGATTCATCCCTTCGCGGAGGCAACCTGCCTTAACTGCGGCCGCCAGGTGGTAGCTGATTGCGAAGACAATGTTACAGCGTCATGGAATGACATGCTCGCGGTAGCGCCTGAGCCATGCAAATAACCCGTGACGACATAGACACCATCGCCAGATACATCGGCACTCCTCGCTTCATCGACATCGAAACACTCACCAAACGATATCTCTTTACCAGCCAACTGATAATGCTTCAGGCAATCAGTAAGGCGAGGTATTGAGCGGAGACTCATCATGATAACCAAGTTGCAAATAATGACCTGGTTCGAAGTGAACCGGAAAGGCACAGTCAAGCAGCTCGTTGAGGAACTTGGCGGAAAGGGCGACCGTGTGGCCGCCATAGTATGCGGGCTTGTGCGAGAGGGCGCATTGGTACGCTCTGCAAGCACCGGCATGGGAACACGCTGCCGTCTTTATGAACTGAGCGAAGGTAAGACGAATCGCCAGCGTATCCGCGAATACGTCACTGAGCATGGGCCCGTATCCTCCCGCCAGGTATCAGAGGGCACCGGATTAGATATGGGCGCGGTCCCGCGCATTCTTCGCGATGAACACGATGCAGGGCGCATTGAACGATACCACTCAGAGAAATGCAGCGAGCATCAGGGCTCATTCTTGTATGTCGCAGCGCATGAGCTGTGTCAGTTCGGATGCTCAAACCCCATGACGGCGTTCATCAACCAACAGCTGCGCGCGGTGCGGCAGGAGGTACGGGCATGAGCATCATAATGCTGGTCTTCATCGGCCTGGGCTTCATGTTCGCGGCCATCGTTAAGCAGGACAGCCTAATGTTCACTGACGCGCTGATTATGCTGTGCAGTGCATTCGTATTGGCTAAAGAGGAGAAGCGTCGTGGATAAGAGCAGAGAGCAGTTTGAGAAATGGATGAGTGATAATGGCAAACATCCGTTAGCAATAGAGAAAATGGATAAAAATTACATTCTGGCTACAACCAGAACGCAATGGGAGGCATGGCAGGCATCACGTGCAGCGGTGGAGATTGAGTTGCTTGCTGATAAACGAAGGATGGACTGGCTAGTATCTAAAGTGGTCAATGTCCGTGACCCAATGGTTTACGGAAGCCATAGCCTGTTCTGGTCTCAAGTCATCACGGATGAAGAGGACGATTATTACGAAACTAAATTGCGCGAACAAATCGATGCCGCTATGGATGCAGAAGCTATCCGCGCCGCAGGTCTGAAAATTAAGGGGGAGTGATGAGTGCATCAGTTTTTGTCGTAAGCATCCGGGGCTTTGAGGGTGAAATGGAAGCAGTGGCTGCATTCACCACATATAAAAAAGCGAATAAATATCTGAAGAGCAAAGGAATAACTTCATGGGCAATTGAAGAGCTCAAACTTGACGAGGAATGCCATGAAACAAACGATATTTCTCAGGGGTAAGTTGCAACAGCAGGAAGCAATAAACTCCATCCTCGCATCACCCCTCGACACCGACCGCCCGGTCACAATCAGAATCACCGACTATAAGCGCAATCTTGACCAGAACGCGAAATTTCACGCGCTCCTGGCAGATATCGCTGCGCAGGTTCAGTGGTGCGGGAAATGGCGGAGACCGGAGCAATGGAAGGTGCTGCTGATTAGCGGCCACGCGGTGGCGACAAAGCAAGAGGCTGAGGTTGTGCCCGGCATTGAAGGTGAATACGTAAATATCCGCGAGAGCAGCGCTGAGATGAGTGTTAAGCGCATGTCCAGCCTCATCGAATACACGATAGCCTGGGCCACCGGTCAGGGCGTCAGATTCACTGACAGGAGGTATATGTGAGGCGACAACGACGAAGTATCACCGACATAGTCTGCGAAAACTGCATCTACCGCGTTACCCACCGAAAGAAACGAAAGCCAGAAGTATCCCCGTCCGACATACCTTCATTCCACTACACCGCGCACCTAACCGACATCCGTTGGTTGCGTAGTCGCGCCAGGAGGAAACATGCTTAGCCCCACCCAAACCCAAGCATACGAGCAGCAGAGCATAGCCAGAGCTCTCTGCGCAGGATGCAGCAAGCAACTAGAGCCGGATGAAACCTACGCCTGCGGCGAGTGCATCAACGAGTGGCTGGTATATCGAGACCCGAACGGAGATATCGCAAATGACGATATTCAGGAGCAATAAATGGCTTCAGGCAGTCAGGGAGTTAGATTACTGCGTTCTGTGTGGACGGTATGGGGTTCAGGCCGCGCACAGAAACGAAGGGAAGGGAATAGGCCTTAAGGTCGACGACAGCTTAACAGCGGCGCTTTGTCCGCCATGTCATGAGCGAATCGACAACGGCAAAGACTTAAGCCGGGAAGAAAGGCGCTCTGAAATGAACCGCGCTATCGTCCTTACGCTGCAAAAGCTAACGAGACAAGGGAGGGTAATGGTGCGATGAACCAATACCGAATAGTCCTGCCCTGGCCGCCTTCCAACAATCGGTACTGGAGACACTCAAGAGGCATCCACTACATCAGCGATTGGGGTAAGCGATACCGACGAGAAGTAATCGAAATCATTCAGCAGCACAAGTTAGACATCAAAATCCTACCCCGCATCAGAATCACCATCCACGCAGCACCTCCCGATAACCGCAAACGCGATTTGGACAATCTACCCAAAGCCGTTTTTGACGCACTCACAAGTGCGGGCTTCTGGCTGGATGACGGTCAGGTAGACGATATTCGCATCAAGCGCTGTCAGGCGGTCAAAGGCGGAATGCTCGTACTGGTAGTGACTGAACTGGGCGGGAAGTTACCAGACATTGCCGAGTTAATGGAGGTCGCATGATTATCGTTCAGACAGTTCCTCGCTTACTTCAGGAATGTAACGGATGCCTCAGCGAGGTAGCCCGCAAGCTTTCATGCCATCGCGATGCCGTCAGGAAGTACATCGGTGACATTCACGCTAAGCGCCACGCAGTCATCAATGGCGTGCTGATGACCAGCGCCCGCTCGCATGAGGAGGCTTCATCGTGACCACAGTAACCAGTATCGCATTAGCTCAGCAGCGCCAGAAGGATAAGGAAATGCTTGAGGCTGTTGAATGGCAGCTTAACAACATTCACGAGACCGAGCGGCGCTTAAAGGACATGCGTAAGGAGCTGGAAAACCGGCTCGGTATCAACAAACCAGAGGGAGGCGATGCAGCATGAGACTCACACCAGTATTCGGCATGGTTAACTTCATCGACGATGCTCACTTTCGCCGCGTGTGGAAGCATCCGAAGAAAACCATCAACTCCCGTCAGAAAGCGTGGGTGCATTACATGCTTCAGGTATGGGGCAAAGTTAATGCAGGAGACGATTCTCCAGCTGGGGCCATCAACGTTATCGGCCGTCTGATGATCCGAAGTCAGTGGAGCGATGATAAGGCTAAGCAGATAGAAAGCGTTGTCATGCGGCTATACGAGGAAGAAGGCTTGCGGGGCGATGCTCTGTATCAGAAAGCTCGCGAACTGGTCATCCCGCAATCTTCATTCAGCAACATCATCGCTCTCGCCAAAGAATCAGATGATGCTGCGTTTGTTGAGCGCGTAATGGTTAAAACCTTTCACCGTGAAAGCCCCGTCCGCGATGTAGCTATTAAGCGATATTGCCACCGCAATTGCACGCAAGATATCGCTAAGCTGATGAGCCATGTCACCGGAATGGATGTGCAGTCATGTCGGCGTCGTGTTGTCTGGTGTGAGAACGTGCTCGACTCGGAAATATTTTTCGCAATGAGGCGTGAAATTGAGAAGGAATTACCTCAAATGGCGGCTTAAGTAATAAATTTTTTCCGAAAGCATTGCAATCGCGAAATCGAAGTAGTACATTTTGTGTATGCTCGGAGCAGAAGCGAACTGAGCAGCCAAACAAAAGAAAAAAGCCCTGAGTTAATAGCTCGGGGCTTTTTTATTGGCTCAACCCAACCAACAGGTGTTCATATGAAAAGCTGCAACGCTACTCAGGGTTTCGATAACCCGACTAAATTTCGTGAAGAGTGGGATCGTCAAACCAAAGAAGCATGAGACGAAACCGGCAAGGGCATTTATGGAACAGGCAGCGTAACCCTCTCAATGCTCTTTCCAGTTTTCGTCACGTTAGCGACTTTGCGGCATTTTAGAAACTGACCACAAAGATAAATGCAAACGATGATCTGATGTTGATGGCGGCGTAACAGCCTTAAATCACGGGGTCTTCCGACTCCCCGCTACCAAATTCGGCGCACTGGCCCGGTGTGATTAATAATGGGCGCACACCAATGAGAGCGCTGTGCGACGCCGGAGATCGCCATTGCTAGGCAGAGGGTTCGAATCCCTACTCAGTGCTCTTTCCGTTGTGGTGAATGAGCTAGATGGTGAGGTAAAGGCTCACCATGGCGACGAATGCGGGCCGGAGTTCAGCACCGGCCACCACAATCAAATAACTCCAAATATTTAAGGCTCGCTTCGGCGGGCTTTTTTCGTATTAGGCCACAGGCAATCAATCACAGATGAACCCTCGCATCCTTTGCCTTGCTGGCCTTTCCTAACTACACCACAGCACTTCCTATCGGAGGTGTGAGAAATGCTACGTATGAATACCAACAACGGATTCTGGTCGTATTTCTGGTCAGGTCTAACGGGATTCTTCGCCATGTTGACTCTTCAGGATGTTCTGTTTGCCCTGGGATTTGTCATAACGGCGATTTTCACCTGGCTGACGTATCGTTCAAACGACCGAAAGAACAAAGCGGCGATTGAGGAAGACCGTAAGCGAACGGACATCCTCAAAGCCGCGTATGCCCGTGGTGATGTAACGAACATTTCCGAGGGTGCCAAAATCGTCAAAGACATCGACCAGGAACTATCGCCATAGGTGAGACCATGCAGATACCAGCGAAACTACGTACTGCACTGGTTGCAGCTGCGGCGGGAGGGGCGTCATTTATCGCTGGCGTCCTGATACAAGACCAGGAAGGCGTTAAATACAAGCCTTACCTCGACCCTGTTGGTATTCCTACTGTGTGTGCAGGCATTACCGGCCCTGATGTGAAGATGGGCAAGGTCTACACAAAGCAGGAATGCGATGACCTTCTGAATAAGCATATGCAACCGGTTATCAAAGCCGTGGATTCTTCAGTAAAGGTTCCGCTGTCCACTTACCAGCGCGCCGCGATCTACTCATTCACCTATAACGTAGGGGTGAGCGCCTTCCGCTCATCGACGTTGCTTAAAAAGCTCAACAATGGCGACAGAAAAGGAGCCTGCGATGAGCTTCGCAAATGGACATGGGCAGGCGGTAAGCAGTGGAAAGGATTGCAAACTCGCAGGGATATAGAGCGGGAACTGTGCAGAGCGGATAAAGCCAATGACCTTTAACTGGAAGATCATCCTCTTTTCCGCAATGACGCTGACGCTGGCTATAGCTATTGTCATCGCCAGTCATTACCGGTCAGCGCTCACAGAAACACAGGCATCTTTAACCAAAGTTAATCGTGAATTAAGTCTGGCTAAAGACACTATCAAAGACATGCAGACTCGCCAGCGCGATGTCGCAGCGCTCGATGCCAAATACACACAGGAGCTTGCAGATGCTCAGAGCACTATCAATCAGCTTGAGCGCGATGTTGCTACTGGCAAGCGTCGGCTGCAGCTCAACGCCACCTGCACGACCGGCACCGGCAGCATGGGCGATGCTTCCACCGCCAGACTTACAGACTCCGCTCAACGGGATTATTTCACCCTCAGAGAGCGAATCGAAACAGTGACCAAACAGGTTAGCTATCTGCAGGACTACATCCGGCAGCAGTGCCTGAAGTAACCGAGCCTCGCAATAGCGGGGCTTTTTTATGCGCTTCGCACGCGCAAACAATAACCCGAGCCTTTCAGAAAGCTGAGCCTGAGAACAACCGTTGGCATCATGGCGGCCTCTCGGGTGGCGGCTGTTCTGTGCGACAGGCTCATCTTCCTAAAAGGTAATTGTCATGAAAGAGATGATCTCGGTAGAGCGTGAAGTGTCCATGAGCAGCCTGGACTTCCTGAATAGCATTATTAACCCGGCTCGCGTCGAAGCCGGAGAAACCCCTCATGAGCCACGTAAGTTTCTGGCAAAAATTGAGGATGAGCTGGAGCTGGACGGAACCGGAAAAAAATTCCGGTTAAACAATAACCACACTCAAACAGCTTATTACGATCTCGACTTTGACCAGATGATGCTGGTAGGCATGAGAGAGTCAAAGGCTGTAAGGCGCTCAGTGCTGGCAAAGCTTAAAGTGATGCACGGCCCGCAGATTCCTCAGACGCTTCCCGAAGCACTTCGTCTCGCAGCAGACCTCGCAGAGCAGAATGCCCAACTGGAAAGCAAGCTCGCTATTGCCGCGCCTAAAGTCGAATTCGTTGATCACTACGTCGAGGCAACCGGCGCGATGGGCTTTCGTGAAGCAGCAAAACTGCTGAAGGTGAAAGAAACGGACTTCCGGTTGTTCCTGATTGAGCAGGGCATCATGTATCGCCTGGCCGGTAAGTTGACACCCTATGCTCAGCATCTCGATGCCGGTCGCTTCACCATGAAAACCGGAGAGAACCAGAACAACGGCCATGCTTTCATCCAGGTTAAGTTCACGCCCAAGGGTATCCAGTGGATTGCTGGCTTGCTTGCAGCAAACAAAGTGAGCGAGCGTGCTGCATGACGAAAAATGAAAAGCAGCAACTCGAAACCATATGCCGCTATCTGAAGGACGGATTTCAGGACCTCAACAGCGGGCGTATTGCGCTGGGCAAATCAAGCGTCGAAAAGGCGGAAGTTCTTCTGGATGCCCTTCTGGCTATGGAAGACATGAAAGTGAAGAGGTGAGAGCCTCTTTCACAACGGCTTTCATCACAAGGCGCATTTACGAGTGCGTCTGATGATGGTTGTCACTCCAACGATGCATAGCATCTTAATAACCAGGAAAACAAAATGACCAAACGCGCAATGTCTACCGGCGGCTACCCAATCGAGGTTATGACGCCAGGCGATTCAGTAGTTATCCCGGCAGCAACAACGACCACTATCGGTGGCGTAAAGAAAATGGCCGCTCAGGCCAACAGCACCGCAACAGACGTCGCAGGCGTGGTTACTGACCTGAACGCGCTAATCTCCAAGCTGAAAACTGCGGGAATGATGTGAGGAGCAATCATGGCCAGGCCAACCAAGTATCAGAAGGCGTACGCCGAGCAGGCTCGCAAGCTGTGCATGCTTGGCTACACCGATGCTCAATTAGCAGACTTCTTTGAGGTCTCTGAAGCAACGATCAATACGTGGAAGAAAGAGCATCCTGAGTTTCTGGAGTCCGTAAAAAAAGGCAAAGACCTTGTTGATGCTGAGATCGTCGATAGCCTCTATCAGCGAGCAATGGGTTACGTAGCCCCTGACATTGATATCCGCGTAATTGATAACCAGATAGTCAAAACACAAATCAAAAAGCATTACCCTCCCGACACAGCTGCTGCAATCTTCTGGCTTAAGAACCGACAGAAGAAAGACTGGCGAGACAAGATTGACCACGCTATCGAGGGTGCCAATGGTGGCCCGGTAGAAGTCGTCAATTACACCCCAGCAGATTACGCAGCAGCTCAGGCGGCAATGGAGGAGAAACTAAAAGGCCTGGATTGATATGAACGAAATTATCGAATGGGATGATTTGTCATTCCCAGAGCGCGTAGTGCTTCGTTCAAAGTCCACTAAATCGTTTCTCAACTTCACCCGGTTGTGGTTTGAACTGATTCAGGGCGATCGCCTTCTGGTTAACTGGCATCACCGCCTGATGGCGTCAAAGATTGATGACCTGATAGCCGGACGCCTTGAGCCGCGAAACCTAATTATCAATATTCCACCTGGCGGGACGAAAACGGAGTTCTTCTCCATTCATTTTCCCGCATACGTCAATGCACTGGTGCAGGAAGGAAAGCTCAAGCGTTTCCGCAACCTGAATATCTCTTTTGCTGACACGCTGGTTAAGCGCAACTCACGCCGCACACGCGACATCATCGCCAGCAAGGAATATCAGGAATTCTGGCCTTGCTCGTTTGGTGTCAACCAGGCGGAAGAGTGGGAGATAAAAGACGATCGCGGTCGCTCAATCGGGCAGACGGTATCACGCTCCAGCAACGGGCAGATCACCGGTGGTCGTGGCGGCTACTTCGGGCCCGAATTCTCCGGCATGGTTATGCTGGATGACTACAACAAGCCGGTCGACATGCTCAGCGAGACCAAGCGGAACAGCGCTAACACGCTTCTGGTAAACACCATCCGTTCTCGCCGTGGCGATAAGTCGAAAGACCACCCGACGCCATTCGTAAGCATTCAGCAGCGTCTTCATACTGATGATGCTACCGGATTCATGTTGTCAGGTGGCATGGGGGTTGATTTTCATCACGTCGCTATCCCGGCGCTGATTGACGAAAAATACATTCAGTCGTTGCCCGAGCCATGGCGCTCACTGTGCTGGGAAACGGTAAAAGACACTGAGTCGGTCGAGGTCTCAGGTACGCGCTACTGGTCATACTGGCCGCAGATGGAAGACGTGAACGACCTCGTCGCCCTGTGGGAGAGAGACCGTTACACATTCCTTTCGCAGTATCAGCAGAACCCAATGGCGCTGACTGGCGGAATCATCGAAACCGACTGGTTTAAGACATACACCACGCTGCCTAAGCTCACGCACCGCGCCGTGTATGTGGATACCAACAGCGGCAAGGTAGAGGACTGGCTTGACTACACCGTGTTCACGCTTGTTGGTATGGGCGTTGATGGCAACCTCTACATCATTGATGTCGTGCGTGGACGCTGGGACCCTGAAGATCTCCTGAAGAAAGCAGAAGAGGTCTGGGAGAAATGGCGCATGCAGGGCTCGCTACGAATCATGCCCATGCGCCACATGGCAATCGAAGAGAAACAGGCAGGGCAGGGCCTCATCACCACGCTCAAGAAGCGCAACAGTATCCCGGTTAAAGAGATACCTCGCGGCGCAGGCCAGAACAAACTGGTTCGCTGCCTCAACGTCATCCCGCAGATAAAGACCGGAAAGGTGTACGTGCCAGCCACGCATGATGCTAACGGCGCGGCAGTGCTTCACACCCGTTATGAAGACGGCACCATTGCCGGAACAACCTCGTGGGTTATCACCGCCATGACCGAATGCGCTGCGTTCTCAGCTGACGACAGTCACGACAATGACGACATCCTCGATACCTGGATGGATGCTATTGACGACAACCTCATTTCTGGTCGCCAGCCGATGGTCATCGACCCGAGCCAACTCAGGAGAATTTAAGTGTGGCCGTTTAAAAAGAAACAAGTCGCCGCGCCTGAGCCGGTGAAAGAGCCTGAAAAATCGCAGATGAAAATTAAGGCCGAATCGGTGGCGCAAATCACACCAAAGCCGCCGAGAGACTTTGCACAGTACGTACCGCCAAAAGGTGTCATCCCTGAGAGCATCGAGAAGGGCATTCTCGCTATGGACTCGACGCCATACGATGCCCTTAACAACGCTTACATGGGTTACACCTACGGCTACCCTGACAGCTTCCCCGGATACCCTTATCTCGCCACGCTGGCGCAGAAGCCGGAATATCGCAAGATGGTCGGCACCATCGCCGAAGAGATGACCCGCAAGTGGGTGAAACTCAAGACGGTGGGTGATGACGACAAGGCGGATCGAGTCCGCGAGCTTTATGCAGCGATGGAGAAATTCCGCGTTAAGGAGAAATTCCGCGAGGCTGCAGAGCACGACGGATATTTTGGTGGCGGCCAGATTTACATCGACGTGAAGACTGCAAAAGGGGCGTCAGCCTGGACAGATGCCGTGGAGTTGCAGTCAATACTGTTTATCTCCGACAAGAAGATTACAAAGGGGTCGCTGATTGGCTTCACCGTCATTGAGCCTGTCTGGACCTATCCGGGCGTCTACAACACTGATAACCCGATGAGCCCCGATTTCTACAAGCCGACTGAATGGTTTGTGATGGCGAAGACAGTAAATGCAAGCCGCATGCTGGACTTCGTTTCAAGGCAGGTGCCAGATCTTCTGAAAGCGGCCTACAACTTCCGTGGGCTAAGCCTGACACAAATGGCCGAACCTTACGTGAATAACTGGCTGCGCACGCGTGACAGCGTAAGTGACATGATTCACTCGTTCAGTATCCCGGTAATCGGCACTAACATGAGCACGGTGTTGCAGGGTGGCGGGGCTGAGAGCCTGCTTTATCGCCTCCAGATGTTCAATCAGTGTCGCGATAATCGGGGCGCTTTTGCGAAGGACAACAGCCCTGAAGCGCCTGAGACGGTCGAGTTTGTCAATGCGCCCCTGAGCGGTCTCGATGCACTTCAGGCTCAGGCACAAGAGCAAATGGCTGCGGTGTCCAGCATTCCACTCGTCAAACTGCTTGGTATCTCACCTGCTGGGCTCAACGCCTCATCAGAGGGCGAGATTCGCGTCTTCTATGACTATATTCACGCCCTGCAGCAGTCCATTTTCAATGACAACCTTAAACGCGTGCTGGACATCATTCAGCTCTCCGAATTTGGCGACATAGACCCGGACATCTACTTCGAGTTCGAGCCGCTTTATGAGATGAGCGAGAAAGAGCGCGCAGAGATTCGCAAGATGGATGCTGATACTGATGCTGTGTACGCAACACAGGTAGGTGCGCTTTCTGCCGGAGAGATTCGGGAGAAGATTGCCGCCGACCCTGACAGCCCATACCACTCACTGGACTTAAGCGATGACATCGAAATCGAAGAAGAAGTCGACGACATCGACAATGAAGACGACCCGCCCGATAAGACCTAACGTTGGCGTTGAGGCGTGGTATAGGCGACAGCTTGATAAACAGGTCAGGGAGATGCAGAAGTCCGTTGTCTACTGGCTCTCCGCTAACTACAAAGCGAGCGGGGCTGCGGTGGCAATGGACGCATCTCCGGCAGTGTTCATGCGTGATGCTGTCAGAAAGCTCGCGAAGCGCTGGGCAAAGCAATTCGACGACATCGCTCAGAAACTGGCTGAACGGTTTGCTGGAGACGCGATGAAGAATTCAGACGTGTCCCTTCGTAACGCTCTCGATGTGGCTGGATTGACCGTTGAGTTCAAAATGACCGCGCCGATGAACAATGCGTTGCAGGCGACCATTGCCGAAAACGTCGGGCTAATACGATCCATCCCGGAGAAGTATTTCACTGAGATTGAGGGAATGGTCATGCGCTCTGTGGCGCGTGGACGAGATCTGAAAACGCTTACGGATGAACTGCAAAAGCGATATGGGATAATCCGCCGCCGGGCAGCCCTCATCGCCAGAGACCAGAACAACAAGGCCACATCAGTCATGCAGGCGGCAAGGCAGCAGTCTCTCGGCATTACAGAAGGAATCTGGCGTCATTCCCATGCAGGCAAAGAGCCAAGACCATCACACGTTAAAGCTGACGGTCAGAAATTTGACCTGTCGAAAGGGCTTTATCTTGATGGCAAATGGACAATGCCAGGCGAGGAAATCAACTGTCGATGCACCTGGTCTCCGGTTATACCAGGCCTCTAATAAATCATCAAAACCCAAATGGTCGCTCAGGCGGCCTTTTTTATTGCCTGAAATCTGAGAAAAACGATGAAAGCAACTGAACGGTTGGCATTTGACCGCGCCTCCGTGCGCAAACTCGATGATGTCGGCAGGCTTCAGGTGGCGGTTAGCAACATCAGTAAGGCGAATGTCTGCCCCTACTACGGGCGAGAGATTCCTGGGTGGGAAGAGTTAGGCCTTGATCCTGACAAAATCTACCGGCTTTACCGCGACCCGGAAGAACTAAAGAAAGCCGCCCACACATTCAACAATATCCCCATTCTCTGCATTCACACCCCCGACTTCCCCGGCGACCCGCCGCGAGAATATCGGGTGGGTTCAACACATTCGAGCGCCGCCTTTAACGGCAAGTACCTGACCAACGGCCTGTCGATCTGGGACAACTCGGCCATCGCAGGTATCGAGACTGAAGAGCAGAAAGAATTGTCGTCGTCGTATCAATACGTCGCCGATATGACCCCCGGCGAATCACCAGACGGCGAAGCATATGACGGCGTCATGCGTGACATTGTCGGAAATCACGTTGCACTGGTCGAAACCGGCCGCGCAGGTCCCGACGTCGTAGTCGGGGATTCACTCCCACTGGAGCTTAAATACATGAAGTTAGACCGCAAAGGCGTCGCCATCCGTGCCGCGCTGGGAGCGTATCTGAAGCCGCGTCTGGCTCAGGATGCCGCACCCAAAGAACTCACCGCCATCCTGAACGCACACAAATCGCCTGTGTCGATCGCAAAGGCAGTGGCGAAACTCTGCAAGCCGCGTCTCGCAGCTGACATGGAAATCGAACCGGAAGAGCTGGTCGAAATCATTGAAGCATCCGAACAGACCGTCGAGCCGGAAGAAGAAGTGAAAGTCGCCGGCGACAGCGACGAAGAGGCCATCATCTCTTTGCTGCGTGAAGCAGGTGTATCAGAAGAAATCATTGCCAAAATTGCTGCGTCTCTCGCACCTGCTGCTGCGATGGATGAAGACAGCGAAGATAAAGACGACAAAAAAGAGAAAGACAAAGTGGACAAACCTGCAATGGACGCCGCGATCCGACTGGCTGCCGATGCAGCTACTAAAAAAGCCGCAGAAAACTTCCGCGCCGTACGTGAAGCAGAGCAGGCCGTACGTCCGCTGATCGGCGATGTGGTAGCAATGGACTCTGCTGAAGATGTCTATCGCACTGCTCTTGAGCAGGCTGGCGTGGATATCGAAGGCGTTCACCCGTCGGCGTTCCCGTCACTCGTCAAAATGGCTATCAGCCAGAAAGACAACAAGCGCCCTGTAATTGCGCAGGATTCCGACTCTATCAGCGAATTCGAGAAAGCCTTCCCGACCGCTGGCAAACTCAAACGAGGGTTCTAAGATGCCTGGTTTTCAGAGTGTAATTAATCAATATCCGGCCCCTGGCGTCGAAGGTGGTTTTGCAAGTACCAACCCTCACGCAACCTTCCTGGCTGGCGAAGCTGCGCTGGTTGCAGGCACTGGCGGCCTCACTATCGGTCGCTTTGCGTGGGCAGTTAACGGCGTCGCCACCAACACTGGCACCGGCGCTCCATCAGGCTTCGTTCATCGTGACGGCCAGGCGGCAATCACTGAATGGCTCGGCGCTTCCTCCAACGTAATTCAGGCGGGTCGTGAAGTCACGCTGATGGTCGCTGGCGACTTCTGGGCACGCACCGCAACCGCCGCGAGTCGCGGCCAGAAAATCTTCGCTGTACTGGCTGACGGCACCATTAAAACCGGCGCGGCAGGAGCCACCATTTCCGGCGCAGTCGAAACGCCTTTCTATGCTGGTAGCGCTTGCGATGCAGGCGAACTGGTCAAAATCAGCACCTGGAGCAAGTAATGAACGAATTTCAGAAACACTATGCCGCAGCAAGCGGTAAATACGGCATCGTGCTGCCGGGCGCGAAAGAATACCTGAAGCCAGAGTTTGCGGAGAACTTCTCTCTGGCGATGGATGCGCAGCCGACCATGGTTACCACTGGTAGCGCAGGTATCCCGGCTTACTTTACCAACTATGTTGACCCGGAGCTGATCCGCATTCTGGTCACCCCGATGAAGGCAGCGCAAATCATCGGTGAAGTGAAAAAGGGCGACTGGACCACGCTGACCGCGCAGTTCCCGGTTGTGGAAAGTGCTGGCGAAACCAGCTCGTATGGTGACTTCAATAACAACGGCATGACCGCTGCGAACGTCAACTGGGTGCCGCGCCAGTCCTACCACTACCAGACCCACACCCGCTGGGGTGAGCGTGAGCTGGATATGTACGGCGCAGCGCGGATCGGCTATGCAGCTGAGCTCAACGTGGCTTCAGCTCTGGTGCTGAACAAGTTCCAGAACAAGTCGTACTTCTACGGCATTCAGGGCCTGCAGAACTACGGCCTGCTGAATGACCCGTCTCTGCCGGCACCTATCACGCCTAATGCAACCGGCGCGGGTGGCGCTGTGACATGGTCATCAAAAGACGGACAGGCTGTTTACGACGATATCGCCAAGCTTTACGGCCAACTGGTATCGCAGACCAAAGGCCTCATTGAGCGCGATTCCCCGATGACGCTGGCGATGTCACCTACGGCAGAAGTGAATCTGACCAAGACCAACATGTACAACGTGAACGTGTCGGATCTGCTGAAGAAAAACTTCCCCAACCTGCGCATCGAAACGGCGGTCGAGTACTCCACTGACGCTGGCGAGATGGTGCAGCTGATTGCTGACAAACTCGGCGAGACAGACACCGCTTACGCTGCATTCACCGAAAAAATGCGCGCGCACGCAGTTGTGGTCGAAGAGTCCAGCTGGAAGCAGAAAAAATCAGGCGGCACCTGGGGTGCAATCATTCGTCAACCTCTGGCTATCGCCAGCATGATCGGGGTGTAAAACATGGCAGAAACTATCGTTGTAGGCTGCAAACTTCCTAACGGCCTGGTTGTTGAGCAGGAAGGCTACACCGTAACGCTGAACGGCGCTAACTCTTCAAATGTCGTTGGCGGTTACGGCCTCACTGAGGGTGTCGACAAAGACGCCTTTGAAAAGTGGCTGGAAGTTCACAAAAACCAGCCATATGTCAAAAACGAGCTGGTATTCGCGCAGGCTAAAGCGAATAGCGCGCAATCAAAAGCTACCGAAAACGCCAGCGTCAAGTCTGGTCTGGAAGGTCTGCCGCAGGACAAGCCTGCACCGGGCATCGAGAAAGCGGACGGTAAATAATCATGGCGATCGTTGTTTTCGACATTGAAGCATTCCGCGAGCGTTATCCGGAATTCAACTCGGTAAGTGACGCGCTGCTGAATGCGTATTTCGTTGAGGCAACGGTCTACCTTGATAACACAGATTGCAGCCCCGTACAGGATGATGCTGTGCGGGCTGTTTATCTGAACATGCTCGTCGCTCACATTGCAGCTCTCAATTCCGGGGTAGGTGGGCAGAAGCCATCCGGCCTGGTAGGTCGAATTTCAAGTGCATCTGAGGGTTCTGTATCGGTATCCACCGGCGATGTTCCTGTTAGTCAGTCATCCTGGTGGTATCTGCAAACGCCATATGGCGCTGCTTACTGGAATGCAACTGCTCAGTACCGCACATTCAAATATGTTCCGGGATCCTCCCCGTCACTTTATCCCGGACATTATTACCGCAGGCCAGTTACCCGGAGGTGAGCATGACCACGTTTAGTGGTGGCGCGGCATTAGAGGCGAAACTTGCTGAACTGGCAGAAAAGCTTGGCGATGGGAAAACACTGAGGGTGGGATTCCTTGAAGGGGCTGCATACCCTGACGGACAATCTGTCCCAATGGTTGCCGCAGCCAACGAATATGGCGACCCGGCAATGAACAGGCCTCCTCGTCCATTTTTCAGAAACATGATCGCCGAAAAGTCACCAGAATGGCCGCAGAATATTGCGAAGATAGCCGAGGCAACAGGCTATGAAGCGGAAACGATGCTTGGACTGATGGGTGAACATATTAAAGGCCAGCTGCAGGGCTCAATCAGAGATTTGATGGATCCTGCGCTATCTCCAGTAACGATCGCCAAAAAGGGCTTCTCTAAGCCACTCATTGAAACTTCCCACATGCTAAACAGCGTCGATTACGACATTAAGGATGGCGTATGAACCTGAGAGGCATAGCCAATAGCGCCACGAAGACAATAAACCCCAACGTAAATGGCGTGTTCCGGATTAACACTGGATTCACTACTTTACCTGGTGGAAAGCGAGAGCAGACGTACAGCAACGTTGATGTTGAAGTCCAGATGCAGGAGCTATCGTCAACAGACTTACGACAGGTAGATGCCATCAACATTCAGGGCATCCTGAAAAGTGCGTATCTGAATGGGAACTTCAACGGTGTGAATCGACCGGATCAAAAAGGTGGCGACATTCTCGTTGTGAACGGTCAACAGTGGTTGGTGGTGAAGGTTCCTGAGTTATGGCCTGACTGGTGCCGAGTGATTGTTAACCTGCAGAGGTCGCCATGACAGCCACAGTAGACATCACCGAGCTAGACCTGCGTATTGCTCTGCAGGCATTTCTGATGGATATCACCGGTCTCACCATCGACAACGTGCTGGTAGGTCAGCAGAACCTGACCCCTATGCCGCTCCGTGACTTCATCATCATGACACCGCTGAAGCAGATAGGGCTGTCTACCAACCGCGTCAAATACGACGACAACGGCGTTTACGGAGAAGGGAAGCAGCTAAACCAGCGCAGCACACAATGGCCTTGTCAGATTGACTGCTACGGCGAGAACGCAGCTGATAACGCTTCAATCATCGGTACGCTAATCCGCTCAGACTTTGCCTGTGAATGGTTCCGACAAAACGGCAATGTCATTACACCTCTTTACTGCTCAGACCCTCATCAGACCACGATGATAAACGGCGAGCAACAATACGAAGGACGCTGGACGATGGAATTCATCGGGCAATTCAACCCGTCTGTTACCACACGGCAGGACTTCATGGACAGCATTACAGTCGGCGTTATTGCCGCAGATCTAAAATACCCACCGGAGAGTGCATAAATGGCAATCCCATTACGCAAAGATATTCAAATCAATCCTGGAGTGCTGCCAGCGGGCGGTTCAGCGCTTGATCTGAATGGCCTTATCCTTACCGACAGCGCTTACGCTCCGGTGGGGAGTGTTATCACATTCACGAACAAAGAAGATGTAGCAGCCTATTTCGACAGTGCATCTGCTGAATTCAGCATGGCTGAAGTGTATTTTCAGGGATACGACAATTCCACCAAAACCCCAGGCGCGTTGCTGTTTGCACGGTTTAACCCGGAAGCAGCTGCAGCATGGTTACGCTCAGGTTCAATGGCGGCAGTAACGTTAGACCAGCTCAAACTGCTGAGCGGGGTACTTACACTGACCGTTGACGGAACGGCGGTAACTTCAGCCAGCATCGACCTGAGCACAGCAACAAGCTTTGCCATGGCTGCCGACCTGATTGAGACAGGTATCGGCTCCAGCGTAACTGTAGAGTACGACACCACTCAAAAGCGCTTCATCATCACCAGCGCGTCCGATGGCGCAGCGAGCACTATTACCTACGCCACTGGCACATTATCTGCTGGCCTTAAGCTGACAGCCTCTACCGGCGCTCAGTTGTCTCAGGGAGCAGATGCAGCGGTAGTGACCTCGGCAATGCAGTCAGTGCTGGATAGCTCTCAAAATTGGGCAATCTTCACTACATCCTTTACGCCGAACGAACAGGAAGCGCTGGACTTCTCCGCCTGGGTTAATGGGCAGAATTATCGGTTCGGCTACGTGCCGTTCACGCTGGAAGAATCCGCGCTGGTATCTGGCTCAACTGATACGCTGGCGTACAAAATCATCAGCACTTACAACTATTCAAACGTCGTTCCAGTGTTCGGGGATCAGACTCATGCAGCGAGCGTTATTGGCTATGCCGCATCTCTTGACTTCGACCGCCAGGAAGGCCGCGTACCATTCAAGTTCCGCTCTCTCGGTGGCCTGCTGCCGGAAGTGACCACATCAGCAAATTACGATGCTCTGATTGCCAACGGTTACAACTTCTACGGCGCGTACACGGCGAATAACTACGATACTCGCTACTGGGCTGATGGCACCATCACTGGTGACTTCAAGTGGTTTGACTCCTTCTGCTTCCAGATTTGGCTGAATGCCAACCTGATGCAGGATGCTATCGAACTGTTCCAGTCGAACCGCAGCATTCCTTACAACGCACGCGGCAAGGCGATCATCGAAGCGTCATTCTCCGACACGCTGAATCAGGGAATCACCTTTGGTGGCATCCGAACCGGTGTAACTCTGTCCGGCTCTCAGATTTCAGAGATTCAGAACGCAGTGGGCGCTGACATCTCTCCATCGCTGATTGCTAAGGGCTACTACCTGTATATCGCTGACGCCACTCCTACGCAGCGTCAGGAGCGCACAAGCCCGAGCATGACCCTGTGGTACTGCGACGGTGGTTGCGTACAGAAAATCACTCTCGCCAGCATTGAGGTGCAATAAATGTCCAACACGATTACTTCAGCTGATTCCATTTTTGCCCTCACCGTCACCAACCTATTCCCGAGCGCTCAGACGCTGGAAGGTTATGCAGCTGACGCGATGTTCGCGCTGGGCGATACAGAAATGGCAGTTTCCGTCCGTGGCGCTGATGGCAAGCTCTCTGGCGGTTTCGTTTTCGGTGAGTATCTGCAGACGATCACAATCATGCCGGACAGCCCATCTCGTGAGCTGTTCGAGACCTGGCAACTGACGTCTCTGACCTCAAAAGCTGTATTCCGCTGCAACGCAACAATTATCCTCCCGGCGATTAGTCGCAAGTTCACACTGACCAATGGCATTCTGCAGCGCGTTAAGGCCATTCCTGATGCGCAGCGTGTACTGCAGGCTATGACGTTCCAAATTAACTGGGAATCCGTGGTTGGCGAAGCGTACAACCCATAAGGACTAACATGGCACGCAAAGAGATTTACTACACCGTCGAAGATAAAGGACGTGACAATGGGAAGGTTTTCTACATTCGCGAAATGTCTGCTACTCAGGCTGAGTGGTGGGCAATTCGTGCCGGACTGGCAATGGCTAAAAATGGCGTTAATCTTCCGGATAACTTTTCAGATATGGGTATGGCAGGTATGGCGAAAGTCGGCCTCGAAATGGTGGCTAAAATCCCTCCAGAGGATGCACGGCCTCTCCTGGACGAGCTGATGAAGTGTGTTCAGGCCGTTCCAGATCCAGCCAATCAGAGCGTTAAGCGCAATCTGATTGATGATGACACTGAAGAGGTTATGACTCGCCTGAAACTTCGCAGCGAAGTCTTCAAGCTGCATGTTGATTTTTTCACAGCCACCGCCAGTTAGACATCCCTCCGGTAATGGGCCCGCAAATCGCTGGCCTTGCCGAGTACACCAACGTGCCAAAAACAATAGCCACGGTCATGTCATCGGGTAAATGCTCGCTTACGGAGCTAAGCACGACACTTGGTGTGCAGGATTTATGGTGGTGGCTGGAAATTATCACCATTGATAATTACAACCAAATGGTAATCGACAGAGCAAGTGAGGCCTGGTAATGGCAACAGTTATAGATGCCCTGGTTGTCACTCTGGGCCTTGATTCCTCTGGATTCAAAAAGGGCAAGAAAGAGGTCTCAGAAGGATTAGACCAAACTAAGAAGCATGCAGAGTCAACGGCAAAGGACATGGAGGCTTATGGCAAGAAAGCCTCTTCATTCTTTACCAGTATTGGGAAGAGCATGCTGGCACTGGCAGGAATAGCTCTGAGTGCCAATGGGGTTAAAAACTTCATCACCGACACGACTAAATCTCTGGTTGATTTGGGCGTCCAGTCCTCTGCCATAGACACATCGGCCAAGGCTCTTGATGGTTGGGTAAAGTCAGCTGACGCAGTTGGGTCTTCTGCTGCGTCAATGAGCTCTAACCTCCAGAAATTCCAGAGTTCAATATCTCAATTTAATTCTGGGTTTGGTGCTGACGATACGCTCAACACCCTCTTTGCCTTCAGCGCCCAGACCGGAACCAAGTTCGATACCACCCAGAATGCAAGCCAAATCATGCAGTACCTGGCTGAAAACTGGAACAAGCTTAATAAAAACCAGCAGCGCATGTATGGGCAGAGGCTTGGTTTCGATAATGCAACAGTGCAGGCTCTCTCTAGCGGACGGCTTCTGGACTTACAGAAGTCATTCGAAGGAACGTCCAAACAAACTGATGCGCTGACAGACAAAGCCAGGCGTTTAAATGAGCAGTTCGTCAGAGTCAGGCAATCGTGGGAGTCCACCTCTCTTACTCTGTATGAAAAACTTCTGCCAGCAGTATGGAAAATTCTTGACGCGCTCAATTCAATGAGCTCGTGGGTAGAAAGGCACGGGCCTGAGATTAACGCCTCATTCGATGAGCTAGGTAAGACATTCTCAATACTTTGGAAGGATGTCACAGACGTCTCTAAAGCTATAGGTGATCTGCTTAGCATCGATACGAAAAACTGGACGTTATCTGGCGACATAAAAAATCTCAATCAAAACCTTGATGAGGGACGTCAGACCGTCGAGCTGATTATCGACGCCTTCAAAAGCCTCTTTAATTTAGATTTCTCAACATTTGGTGACAAAGTTAACTCCCTGTTCAAGATGGGAGGCGGTGAGGATGCTCTTCCATCCGTAACGGATAGCGCAAACTCTGCAGCAGACTGGATAAAGGATAAAACCGGCTTTGACACCCGCAGTGTTGGCAAATGGTTGGGAGAAAAAGCTGAGGGGTTGAGAAACCTTTTCTCAGGTGAAACATCTCGCCTTGAGAAGCAATACGGTCTTCCTGAGGGGCTTCTGGATGCACAGGTAACCCAAGAGTCAGGCTGGAATCCATACGCCGTATCAAGTGCAGGCGCGAAGGGGTTAATGCAGTTCATGCCTGGTACCGCCAAAGACTTCGGTATTCATGGGAAAGAATTCGACCCAATGAAGTCTCTGGAAGCTGGTGCCAAATATATGGGCTCGCTTCTCCAGAGATATGGTGGCGATCTGCAGAAAGCCCTGACTGCTTATAACTGGGGAATGGGCAACCTTGAGAAGAAGGGGATGGCAAATGCCCCTGAAGAGGCAAGAAACTATGCGCCTCAGATTATCTCAAGAATGCAGGCATCACAGCGCTACTCATATCAGGCTGGTTCGGCGTCAGGTGGTGGCGGGACAAATATCACATTCCAAAACACCACCATCAAAACAGAGTCAAGAACCCTGGAGAGCCTGGCGAAAGAGGCCGCGAATAAAGGCATGGCTCAGAGCAGCCTTACTCAAACCTTTCTCACGGGGCAAAACAGCTAATGTTTAGTTTAAACGAAACAACGCTCCTCAGTGCGATCAACAGCGGCAATATCTTCTCCATAATCAACAGTACCCTTTCGCCTGGTTACGGGATTTACCTGAAGTCAGGCTTAAGGGCATTGTCTCCGTCCTCGTTCCTTGGGATTGAGTATGGAGCAGATGCTTCAGTGGTTTCCGCGCCAATTGAAGAGGGGTCATATACCAGTTTTAACAAGGTTAAGCGCCCGGCCATCATCAGGGTTTTGTTTAATCTTGAAGGATGGACAGGTTTTAGTGGAAGCATACCAAACCTCACCAATTTTACGCTGACAAGCCGCTCGGACATGCTGGCCGCACTGGATGCGATGGTGGATGACACTCAGCTTTACGATATAGAGACGCCAGACACCACCTACGAGGATTACGACCTTGTTCGATACAATTACCGGACATCAGAACGTGACGTAACACTACTGACGGTAGAAGCTATATTTCAGGCCGTTCTCCAGGAGGCCGAGGTAGGGTTGTCTAACACAACAGCAAACAACCAGCCATCTCAAAATGCAATATCAAAAGGAGGGGCAGTTGATGCAAAGCAGGTTAACGCCAACGCATCAGAAAGCACTCTTGATGATGTGAAGGGTGCCTTAACCGGGCTTAAGCAGTCATTAAGCAGCGCTGCAGTGTCAGTTGCTACCTCAGTGAGTAATGCTGTAACCAGCGTAACTTCGGGGGCTACAAGTGCCATAAATGGTGCAGCCACTTCAGCTATTAACAATCTTTCAACGACAGTTGACGAACTGGTGAAGGGGTTATCCTGATGCAGACGATATCGCTTCAACCGGTTAAGGGGCAGACATTACAGGTTTCACTCGGCGGTCAGCGTGTAACTCTAAGAATTAATCAGAGAAGCACCGGCATGTTTATCGATGTGGCGTTAAGTGGGGTCTGGATAGCTCAGGGGGTGCTTTGCCTGAACTGCAATAAGATCATCAGATACCCGTACCTGAAGTTTAAGGGAGAGCTGTTCTTTGCAGACACAAAAGGTGACTCAGACCCTGTTTATGATGAGCTAGGTTCACGCTTCAAACTGTTCTATGCCACAGAAGAAGAGATGAGCAATGTCCTATAAAAAGCGCAACATTAAAATTCAGTTCACTCTTACGGACCAGGTATTTGATGGCTCTCAGGGGCCATCGCAGGACAACGTTCTCACCATAGAAAACGCCAAAGCTATCGTTGAATACAACGGCTACGGTGGTTCTGCGCTTACCACATTGTCATGCCGGGTTTATGGCCTGAGCCTGAGTAATATGGCGAAGCTAAGTTATGCGGGAAACCTGAGAGGCCCAACGAAGAATAACTACATGAAGGTCTGGGCTCAGGATGAGCTTATTTTTGTGGGGACGATAACATTTGCCACAACCGACTTTAATGAGGCTCCAGACGCCCCGCTGGTTATTGAGGCTCATGCGTTAGGTGCTGAAAGGTCGCTTCCATCCCAGCCATTCTCTGTAGAGGGAAGTGTTGATGTTATCGATGCGATCAGGTCAATCGCCGACCCTCTTGGGATTATGGTTTCCGTGCTTGAGGACATCAAATTTCCACTCAGCAACCCTCATGTAGTAGGCGACCCAGTAAGCCAGATTATCCAGTTGGCGAAGTCCGCTAATCTGAATATTGACTGTAGCACTGGAATTATTCGCATATGGTCAATTAACGGTTCGTGGGATGACGTTGTTCCTTTTGTTTCCAAAGAGCATGGCCTGATTGGCTATCCGGCATGGACAAGAGACGGACTCTATCTCACAACAATGTTCTCATCAAACCTCATCGCGCCAAGAAAGATGAAGCTAGAAACAGACCTTCCTGGCGCTTCCGGGATGTATACCATAAATACTGTAAGGCACATCATCTCGGCTTGGGTGGAAGGCGGTCCGTGGTTTTCATTTGTCGTAGCGAACCAGGAGACGGAGCTGTAAATGACAAAGAAAGGTGAGTTTTCCTTTAAGCCGCAGGATGTAAACTGCGAGGCAAACATTAACGAATTTATTTTTAACACGTTAATGTCACGAAACGCCTTCATCCAGCTCGTGATCGTAAATAAGGTAAAGGATGGACCGCTACTCGATGTCACTCCACTGGTAAGTGGATTTGCCGCTGATGGTTCAAGGAATAGCAATACGCCGGTATTCAATGTGCCAGTGTGGAGGCTTCAGCGCGGGGCCAGTGCAGTGATTATGGACCCAGTGGAAGGTGATATAGGCCTCATGCTCTGCTGCGACAGAGACATTACCAACGTCAGAAAGGAGAAGAAAGAATCCCTCCCGGCGTCTCTGCGCGTACACAACAAATCAGATGGCATCTATCTCGGTGGAGTGCTGAATGCAGAGCCAAGTCAGTATGTGAAGTTCGCTAATGATGGAATAGACATCGTGTCTCCGCTGGTTGTCCAGGTAAACGGAAATACTGTGGTAGTTAATGCTGACGATAAAATCTCGCTCAATGCCCCAATCATCGAGGCAAACGGCCAACTTACTCAGGGTTCAGGAAGTTTCGGTGGCAACGCGACATTCGGAGGCACGATTACCGCGACTGGCGAAGTGACAGGTAATGGAATTCATCTCAGTACGCATAAACATGGTGGCGTGGAAACTGGCGGAGGCCAGACAAGCACACCAACAAACTAACCCGCTTCGGCGGGTTTTTTATTGCCTGGAGTTTACATGCTCACCAAATCACTGCTTTTGACTGACCAGTGGGATATCACGCTAGACGACAGTGGAAGCATTGCTATTACCGCCAATCCTTACGCAGTAGCGCAGGACGTAGCGTGCGCGTGCTCAACATTCCTCGGTGAGCCCTGGTATGACACCACGCTGGGGATTCCGTATTACGAGCGCATTCTCGGTCACTGGCCGGGAACGCAGCTCATTAATACCAAGATGGCTACTGAAGCCAAAAAGCTCCCATACGTTCAGTCAGCATTCTGCACCACAACGGTTGGCAAAGCAGACCGTCTTGCATCTGGTGTCATGACCATAACCGACACGAACAACGTTAAGACCACAATCCAATTCTGAGGTAAAAAATGGCTGAAGTAACAGTAAGCACAGCCGTCCCCTCTGTCACGTTTTCCGCTACCGGCATTGCCGTTCCTGATGAGATAGACATTCTCAACGGGCGATTAACTGACCTTGATACCGCCATGGGCGGAGGGATGAGTAAGAGCCTGACAACTCCACAGGGACAGATTGCCATGAGCGACACGGCAATCATCGGAGACAAGAACGACAATTTGGCATGGCTGGTAAACCAGATTAACCCTGACTTTGCTGAAGGTCGCATGCAGGACGCGATCGGGCAGATTTATTTCATTGACCGTATAGCTGCTATTGGCACAACTGTAACAGCAACCTGCACCGGGCTTGTAGGAACGGTTATCCCGGCAAACAGCATTGCGCAGGACTCCAGTGGTTACCTTTATTTCTCTCTGGCTGATGCGGTTATCCCGGCTTCTGGTTCAGTGGATGTCGTTTTTCAGAACCAGACCACGGGTCCGATTGCATGTCCTATAGGTGCGCTGAATACAATTTATCGTGCTATTCAGGGCTGGTCAGGCATTACCAATGCCACTGCCGGCGTGCTGGGTAATGACGTTGAGAGCCGGGCAAACTTTGAATATCGCCGAAAGCAGTCGGTTGCAGGAAACTCAAATAACCAGCTTGGGGCTGTGTATGCAAACGTGCTGGCTGTCAGCGGGGTTACTGATGCTTATGTGACTCAGAACAACACCAGCCTGACGGTAACAAAGGGGGCCACTAACGTATCACTGGAGCCGCATTCACTTTATGTATGCGTGTACGGTGGCGCGTCTGCTGATATCGCAAAGGCTATCTGGCAAAAGCTGCCTCCGGGACCGTCAATGGTTGGGAACACCACCTACACGGTGGTTGACGATGTTAACTATGCTCAGCCTTACCCTGAATACGAAATTAAATGGCAAACCCCATCTGCCGTAAGTGTCTATTTCAAAGTAGAGCTGGCAGACAATAACGCCTTGCCTGGTGATATCGTCTCAAGAGTTCGTGCTGCCATCCTTAGTTCGTTCAACGGCGAGGATGGCGGCACAAGAGCTCGCATAGGGTCAACTATATACGCTGGTCGTTACTATGCGGGCGTACAGGCTATTGATACCGATAACGTTGATATATTCAGTATCACTATCAGCCGTGACGGAACCACCTACCAAACATCAGCATCTTTCGGCATTGATGAAGTGCCGACACTGGATGCATCTAACATCTCGGTGACACTGGCATGATAAACGTCGCGGATACCATCCTGACGCAATATGCCGACAGCCAGAAACTTAAATCCCTGATTTACTCGTTCAATAAAGCCGTAGGTATAGAAGACTTTCTTGATGATTTCTATGACGTGATATGGAACATCCAGACAGCAGACACCTACGGCCTTGATGTGTGGGGAAAAATCGTGGTTGTCAGCAGGCAGCTGACGGTGACAGAGAACAAGATTTACTTTGGCTTTAATGAGGCGTCATCAGCCCCTGTTCTTGTTGATGACCCACAGCCCTTTAACCAGGCTCCTTTCTATTCTGGCGAGCTATTAACTTCAACCGTAACCCTCACAAATGACGTTTACCGCAAGCTAATCATGATGAAAGCGGCGGCAAATATCTCAGATTGCACCATTCCAAACCTGAATAAGTTGCTGATGTTTATGTTCGGCGAAAGTGGCAAATGCTACGTCAGAAACGATGGTGAGATGGTTATGAGCTACGTCTTCGAATTCCAGCTTTCCACCGCAGAACTCGCCATCGTTCAAAGCTCAGGTGCGCTTCCCGCCCCGATAGGGGTAACAGTCAATATCGTTCAGCAGGTATGACATGAACTCTTCTGATATTCCTTCAAGAATTACTAAAGCATTTGGAGTGAACGGCCTGAAAAATGCCATTCCTGTTGATTCAAGCGCGGCCACCGATAACAGTGGGGTTGCCACCTTTGATAAGGGGTTCCCACCCATCACCATGCAGCCACTGAGCGCAGGAGGAATTCCACCATCAGGCAAGGATATGAATGGAGTTCTTTATTCTGCGACGCTTCAACAGCAGTGGCAGAACGCAGGAATGACCTACCCATTCAGTCAGGACTTCTCTGATGCGATCAGCGGATACCCCAAAGGCGCTATTGTTCCCAGCTCCGTCTACACCGGTCAATGGCTAAACCTAAGTGAATCAAATGGCACATCGCCAGAATCACCCACTGGCGCTAACACAGGATGGGTGCCGATTAATAACTATGGTGTCACGCAGATAACGATGACATCAGGTTCAGTCGTGATGTCATCCCTTCAGGCAGCGAAAGACCGCATCATCATCACCGGTACACTGACCTCCAACGTCAACCTGATTTTCCCTGCGTGGATTAAGTCCTGGGTCGTTCACAACAATTGCACCGGTAACTTTTCTATCACGTGCCGCACAGCTTCGGGATCTGGTGTCATTGTCATTCCCGGTCTTGTGTCTCGCCTGTTCTGCGATGGCGTAAACATCAGTGACGAAACCTACAACCCTAATAATGACATGGTTGGCATGGTGGCCGGTTTCGCCATGAACAGCGCTCCGGAGGGCTGGCTCATCGCGAATGGTTCGGCTGTAAGCCGGGTTACGTATGCGCGGCTCTTCTCCCGAATTGGCACGCTGTATGGCTCCGGAGACGGCTCAACAACTTTCAATCTTCCTGATGCTCGCGGCGTAGTTCTGCGAGGCGCAGACCTTGGCTCTGGCCGCGACACCGGGCGAGTGTTCGGAAGCTATCAGCCTGATGCGGTGAAAACGATTGATCTGAAGTATTACGGCCCTAATGGAGCGTCTGGAAGTCGAACCGTTTTCGCGCTGCAAACGAATAGTGGGGCTCTTTTCACTGACAGTATTAACCAATCGGACACCAGTCAGCTACCCGCCTTCCAGATGAGCGGGGCTGTAGAAAACCGTGTCAAAAACATCGCAATCCTGAACTGCATAAAATATTAAGGTGATCTCATGTCTTTTTCTGACATTTCCTCTGCAAAGAAATACGCGTCGATCGCCGAAACAGCAGCCGCGCAAGCAAAACTGTATGCCAACAAGTTAGAACTCGCGCCAAATTATGCCGAGCAGGCCGCAGCATCAGCAACGGCCGCTGCAGCTTCTGCCCAGGTCGCAGTTAATGCGGAAGGTGTAGTAAATAATCTGGTTGTCTCTGCCAGCGAATCCGCAACATCTGCCGCCGAGTCTGCCGCGCTGGCAGGAAATGCAGCAGCTGCTGCAGTAGGGCAATGTGTAAGGGTGGTAGAGGGTGAGCTTATCGATCCTCTGCCTGAGTCATCAACAAGGGCCAATTCTTTTCTGGTTTTTGATAGCACCGGAAATGCGACTGTTTTATCGAAAGATGACGTTGCCATTCTGGACCCGGAAGGGAAAATCCCCGTATCGATGATTCCGGCTATTGCCATTACCCAACCTTTTGTCGTTTCCAGTCAGGCTGCAATGCTTGCACTGGATGCCCAGGTAGGTGACGTCGCAAAGAGAACGGATAAAGGGTTTTCATTCATCCTGTCAGCCGAGCCGGCGTCAACACTATCCAATTGGGTGCAACTGAATGATGATGTACTGGCTCAACTTGGCCTGTCATCCGGTGCCGCTCAGGTAGGAGCGTTGGATGATGCCGGTGGATCAACCACAGTTCAGGGAGCTCTGAACCTAAAAGCAACGACCGCATCAGTTACATCGACTGATGCTGCAAATCGTGCATGGACAAACGAAAACTTCGTCGACTCCACCTACAAGAAGTTGCAGACAGGGAATTTTGCTACCGGATTTACCATCACAAACCAGTTCCAGGTGGTTTTGTACCCTACAGACGGATTCTGGTATCGCTATCTTGGGACCCTATCAGGTGGCGGCCTGACTCTTCCCGCCGGAAGCTCGCCCGACAGCAGTTGGGAAAACATTAATAAGCAGCAAATGGTGAGCCTGCGCAAACTCAACGAACTTTCCACGCAAAGCATCGCAGGCTATATCGGCGTCAATATTGATATGCCGGTGGCAGTGAAGGATTCTGACAATCAGGGTGCACGTGTTGGTTCGGGCGTGACTATCCGCAATGATATTCCAACACAGAACGCCGTTAAAACAACCAAAATACAATCAGCCTTCAGTGTTTATGGCGATGACATTTCTTTTATTGGAGTTCGCGGTAGAGGGGCTGCCGACAGTGACAACAGCCAAACATCTGAGTTCATAACAAATCGTATGGCTTGGTCACAAGGAATCACTATTAGCAACACGGTTGTAAGTAGAGTAAAAGCATCGGGATTTACTGCGGGCGTTGGTATATATGGTGCTAATGGGTGGGAGGTTAGCGATTCATATTTCACTGGTATGAAATATTCCCCAACTACCTTGAACAGCGCAGGGGGATACGGGGTAGTTATCGGCGATGGCAAAAACATTTCAATCCATGACAACAAATTCATAGCCACCCAAAGTGACAGACATGCCGTATATGTGTCAGTAAATCAAGGGTATACTGCGCCAGCAACAGGATGGTCAAATGTTACCGTCAGAGACAACTATATAGACTGGACCGGCACAGAGCCAGCAAACGATGACTCAAAGGTGCCAATCCACGTCAGAGCAGGTTCAGGATTGTTTATAACGGGGAATCGTGTAATCGGTGGAACAAAAATGGTTGGACTCACAAACTCAGACGGTCCAATCAAAAATGTAGTAATATCAAATAACTATGCCACTGGAATTAAGCCAAGAGCCGGGCTCAACGGCTGCGCCGTTTCCACTTTATCGGCATCAGCAAATGGGTATCAAATTTCCAACCTAGAATTTTCTAACAATACAATTCAAGTTGAAAAGGATGCCTCTACTAATGGATTAGATCAGTGTGCGCGATTCATAAAAGTCGACGGATTAAGGATTGTCAACAACCATCACACTATAGCTACCGGTGCCGGATACCTCATCCAGGATTGTTCGAATGTTTTTATTGACTCAATATATGAAACGATAACAGATACAGTAGCAGCAGGAACCGTGGGGGCGACTACATTAGATTTCGAAGGGTCATGCTCCAACATAACAATTGGGGCGATCAGGACAAATAGACCATTAAGAGCTGATGGAAAATCCAATACGGTATATGGCCTCCCTAATTGTACTGATGTAACCTGTCTTTTCCAAAGATATATAGAGTTCACGCTCACTAATGGTGTTGTTTCTCTGATAGATGATGCATACAACATTATCAGTTCTGGCGGGGTGTCTTTTGGTACCGGTTCAATCCAAATTACAGTAAGAAACCATGTTACAGATGCCGCAATATCAGGTTGCTCCGCTTACTCAAGAACCGCAAATGGGGTATATGTACAGAAGACTGCTGTTACAGGGAAAACCATAACAATAAGCTTTGTAGTTTCAAATACCGGCGCTCTTCAGGCCATGAGTACATACACAGGAAGGGTTGGGGTTACGTTCTATGCATAATTAAAAGGCCAGTTATCTGGCCTTTCTTATTATTGCTCTTTACCCTTTAATTTAACTGAAATAATTGCAAGGGCTGCAAATAACAACACCGCCTGAGACCTATACGTGAAAAAGTAATGTATTTGTGAATGATTGGCCAAAATTAAGTACCATGCATAAGGCATAAAACAGGTAAGCAATAGAGGGGTAATTGTTGCAAACTTATTTTTTATTCCAACTATGTACATAGTGATTGTTGTAATAATTAATGCTAATAATACATTTTTATCCATGAACATGGTATCAATATTAAGTCTAAGCATTTCAAGTCTATCAGTTGGGAATCTCTGATCGCCCATTACGCGAAATGTCATTTGATGGATAGCATCAGCAGGAACATTCTTCATAAGAATTGCTGATGCTACTATCCATTTGGTGATCCATGTTGTTGCGTATCCAATCCCCCACACTAGAGATGATACGACAACAGTTACACAGTTATCCTTTACTGATAAATCTGACCTTTGACTTAAAATCACCAAGATTAAAACCATTGGCATTCCAAGAGAAACAATTGGCACTGTCAGTAAGTCTACAAAGCTGACAACAGAGCCAACAATAAAGAAGTAAAAATACACTGAATCTGGTGCGCTCTTTATTCTTTCTCTTTTCAAAGATATGAAAATCAAAAATGCAAAGGTGATCAAAAATATATTAGAATATTGCATGGATAGTCCGAAAACTTCCACGTGAGAAAGCGCCATAGTAGCAGCAAATGCTATTCCAATTCGGAATGATGCAGCCTTCGAGATAAAATGGAAGGCAGCGCAAAGCATAATGATAACCGCAACCCCGTAAATGATACGCACATTGCGATAATCCATTGCTATCATCATAGGCCTCAGCCAAACCTGATACCCATGCCAGTACCTAGAGTAGTTAGCCATCTCCATACTATGAGAAATAGGCGACCCGTGCACCACGGTTCTGGCAATCATAACCTGAACATCAGTGTAATTATCAACCTTTGTCTGTTCGTGATAGTCTTGATTTGGTGGATAATAAATACCCTCCCTTTTAAAAACCTTTACAGCATCATTGACGTGATGCTGCAAATTACCCTCCGGAAGAGAAAAAGCTATAAACATCAGCACTATGTATATAGTTATAAGCGCCAAAAAGGTTTTGATGTATTTTGCAATGATACCCAC